CATATGTTAATGACATAACAATTGATCATAAAGCAGTAGATGTATATTGGACAGGTGGAACTGCTCCTGCTGCTGGAGGAAGTGGAGGTTATGATACCTATACCTTTAATATTGTAAAAATTGCAAATGCTTCATATGCAGTTATAGGTAATCAAACTCTAACATCATCTTAATCAGAGGGAGGAGTGAGTAATGTTTGGACCTTTTAGAAAAGAGAAGCCATTACAGGGATTTATGGGATTTGGTGGAGGTGCTGCCTCCATTTCCAGAAGTGGCGCCCCAAGAGGTGATAATGCCACAGGTGGAATTATAGCGGAATATACTTCTCCTACTTCTCCAACGACATATTATAGAGTCCATATGTTTATTGGGTCTGGAATATTCCAGGTGAATTCTCCTACTATTGGACCTACTGTAGAACTTATTCACTGGGGTGGCGGAGGAGGATCCGGTAAGCAATCTAATTCAGGTGGAGGAGGAGCAGGTGGATATTTAGAAACTCCAACTTTCCCTGTATCAAATAATCCTGGAACTTATACTGTAACTATTGGTGCTGGTGGAGCAATTTATCAGTCTGGTTGGAATACAACTATTACTGGAGCAACCGCTGCAGCAGGTGGTGGCCGCGGTGGAAATGGAGGTTCTTCTTCTTGGGTTACTAATGAAGCTGGTCAAGTTGGTGGATCTGGTGGTGGCGGTGGAAATTATGGTAGTAGTGGTGGAGCAGCTGGTGAAGGATCTAAGTATCCTGCTACTGATCCCACTGCTCCTGCAGCTGCTCCAGGACAAGGAAATGATGGTGGAGCCATGGGTACTCCTCACTCTGGCGCATCGCCTAGTTCCAACAGAGTTGCAGGAGGTGGAGGAGGAGCCGGTGGTGCTGGTGCAGATGGAGGTTTAGGACCTACCGCGTCAGCACCTGGTGGTATTGGTAAACAATTCCCCGCTACTTGGAGAAATGATGCTGTTACTATGGGTGAAACAGGACCTACTTCACCCGCTCATTGGGTATGTGGTGGTGGAGGAGGCGGAGGTATAGATACTGTTTCGCCTGGTGGTGGACCTGGTGGACCTTATGCTGGTGGCGGTAATAGTGGGGGACAACCTGCACCTGCTCCTCCAAGTTGGCCAACTATGACAGGCCAAGCTAGCAATGGTTTTGCTCATTCAGGTGGTGGAGCGGGTGGAAAAGGATATACTAATAGTGGAGATTTAGCTACTGGTGGTGGTGGTGCTCAAGGTGGTTCCGGTGGACTGATGATTAGATATCCAATAGATGCATTAACAGCCACAGCTGCTGCTAGTGGAGGAGCTATTAGTTTTACTCCTACTCACACAATCCATGTATTTACTGGTTCAGGTACTTTTGTTACTCCAGGACCCTTTAATAAAGATTGTGAGTATGTTATAGTTGCTGGTGGTGGTAGTGGAGGTTCTAGTCACAAACATGGTGGTGGTGCTGGTGGTTACCTTACAGGAACTACATCAATTGGTGGACCTTTAAGTCTAAATGTCACTGTAGGTGCAGGTGCTGCGCAGTATCCTATAGAAAAAGATTGGTATGGGGCAGGAACTAGAGGTAGTAATTCTTCTGTTAATTTCCCAGCTGGTACAGTAGAGTGTACTGGTGGGGGTGGAGGACAAGGATATAATACTAATCCTCCTATTTCACCTGGGGGTTCAGGTGGTGCTAGTGATGGTAATGCTGCCAATTTCCCTGGACCTACTCAACAAGGATATCCAGGTGTTTCTCCTACTCCAAACGAAAGCCCACAAGGTATGGGAGGCGGTGGTGCTGGTGGTTATGGACGAGGTTCTCGTCCCAATCCTCCAGATGGTAGTACACCAGGTGGTGGTGGATATGGTGGTCCTGGATTAGAAATTCCAACCACTTTCCAAGGAGCTAAGGATAATGAAGGATACTCTGCAAGGATTGGTTTCTTAGGAGCCAATGATTCTTACTACTGGTTAGCTGGTGGTGGAGGTGGTTCTGCCTTTGATATTACTGGACCTGACCCTGCTAATCCTTGGAACACTGGTGGTGGTGGAGGTGGAAGCCCTACTTGGGACATTCCTTGGGCTGGTGGTGGAGCTGGTGGTCAGTATGGTCCACAGAATGGAGGCCCACTTCCTTTAGTTCCCTTTGATTATGGTGGTGGTCAACATGGAGCCGCTAACTCCGGTGGAGGAGGAGGCGGTGGTGGCTGGGGTGGAGGCCCAGCGGGCCCACCTGGAAACAGCATTCATGGTAGAGGTCATGGTGGTTCCGGTGGATCTGGCATTGTTTTGATAGCTTACACATCATAAATATTCCCTAAGGAGAGAATAATTAACAATGGCTCATTTTGCAAAACTAGATGAAAATAACATCGTCACACAAGTGATTGTTGTGTCTAATACTGATACTTGTGATATGAAGGGAAATGAATTAGAAATTATAGGTATTGCTCATTGTCAGAAAACATTTGGTGCCGATAGTGGTCCATGGAAACAAACCTCTTATAACGCAAAATTCGGTAAGGGTTTGAGAGGTAATTATGCTGGTATTGGATACACTTATATGGAGAATGTAGCAACAATGGGTGTAGGATCTACTGATATATTCATTGAACAACAACCCTATGCATCTTGGACGATAGGTATTATGACAGCTGCATGGTATCCTCCTACACTTGAACCTGAATTAAGTTCTACTCAAATGGAGGATGGATATTATTATAAATGGGATGAATCTGCATATGAGGGAAATAATAACAATGGGTGGACTCTTGCTCAGTACACTCCAGGTTCTTAAATAAATAATCAAAAAATTAATCCCATATCTATGGTTGAGTAGTGTTTGCTAAGTATAAAATTTATAATGATCCTTATGTTTCTTCTTTTGATTATGCTCTTTATGGGATAATCAAAGGTAATATTAGTGGTAGACTGGGTGGAGATGGACAAAAGACTGACTTTGATTTACATACTAAAGGATTTAAACCATTAAATGCTGTCTTGAGATGGGTAATTTGTTGCGCTCAAGATGCCTCCAAGGGGTTTGCTTTGGATGGTGGAGAGAATCATCATAATGATGTAAATTTTAGTTTAAATCAGTTTGATTTTTATGATGTATGGGGGGTTGTATATGATAAAGGAGAAGGTGTAATAAAGCATAACCATTTCCCTCATTCTTTATCGTTTGTTTATTTTGTACAAGCTCCTGAAGGATCTTCTCCTTTGATTATAGAGAATGAAAGGATTGAAGCAGTGGAAGGTCGTTTAGTTATATTTCTTTCTCATCAATTTCATTCTTGCCCTCCAGCTAGAGTGGATGGAAGATGTTCTCTTGTAGGTAACATTAGGATTGTTAATTTTGTTTAATATTGACTTTCTACAAAACCTCCTATATAATAAACTGAATACATCATAGGTTTATGGCATATCAGAGTATATGGTATTTTACGGATCTTCCTGAGAAGGTGGTGGATCTTATTGAAGAAGATTTGACAGAAAATTATGACCCGCAGATGGCAGACTCCAGGTTACATGGAGATTCACTGAATAAGGAAAAGAGAAATTCTCAGAATGCATGGATTCCTACTAATCATTGGGTTGGTGGGTTTATGTGGCACTATATTCAACGAGCAAATAGAGAAAACTTCTTATATGATTTGCATTGTATTGATGGTGAGAGTATGCAATATACTAGATATCAAGAAGGTCAGTTCTATGGATGGCATAACGATGCTGGATTACCAACACAATACAAACCAGTATCTGTAGGTAATCGTGCAGAAGGATTAGCACAAGATTTTGTAAATGAAAATATTGAACTGGTAAGGAAATTATCTTTTGCTATGCAATTATCTGATCCTGATGATTATGAAGGTGGTAATGTTCAACTACTTGCTGAAGACGGTCACAGTTATATAATGCCTAGGAAGAAAGGAACTATTATATTATTTGATTCTCGTACTATGCATAGAGTTCTTAAGGTAACAAAAGGAACCCGTAAGTCTATCGTTGGATGGACTGTTGGACCTCGTTGGAAGTAGGAGGTAAATTATGGCAGAACAAATGACTGAAGTTCAGTTGATTTTTCAGGAGAGAATGAATACTGGAACTTCATGGACACGTAATGATAAGTTTGAGAAGGATGGTTATCTTGTTATAAAAGATTTATGGGATCCTGAAGAACTTTATCATCCTCTTCCTGATGTTAAAGGACAATTAAATTATTGGGATAAAAATCCAGACCATTTTACTCATGATAAAATGGAACAACAAGTAGAAGGTTCACTTGCAAGGTATTACCATCCGCAATATAGAAAGATTCATAGTGGCGTGCGTAAGAAGTTAGAGGAGGTGATTGGTAGGAAACTTTATAATACCTATTATTATGATAGATATTATTTTCCTGGACAAGCATTAACCAGACATGCAGATAGAGATGCCTGTGAAATTTCTGTTAGTATTCATGTTAGTACCAATCTTCCAGAAGGTGAAAGGGATTGGCCATTTAAGATTAAGACACCTGATATATTTACAGATAAAAAGAAAACTGCTGTATTAGTTCCTGGTGAAGAACGTTCTGCTATTCTTAACCCTGGTGATGGATTACTTTATAAAGGATGTGAGAGACCACATTGGAGAGATCCTATGCCTGGTACTCCATTAGGTAAGAAGAATAAAAAATTATTTGGTAAGAAACAACAGGAAGAACAGTACTACCATCAAATTTTCTTCCATTATGTTTTACAGGATGGAGAACGTGCTCATTGTGCATGGGATAAGGCAAGATGAAGGTTCTTTTGTTATCTTCTGATGTTAATATTCATAGACTATCTCAGCAGATTCTTAAGAACGAACCTAAAATCTTAGACAAGTACCCTCCAAAGGGATTTGATGGTGAAGATACTGATGGTGGTACGGGTCTAGGATTAAATTCTTTAACTTCGAGATTCTTTTATTTTAATGTATTAAGATGGCGGGATACTGGAGTACTAAGAAAAGATATAAAAAAAGGATATGAAAGATATACTGGAATAAAGAATAAATCAATATATGTTCTGTGTTGGGCTAATGTGATGAGAAAAGGTGATAGAATAAAGCGACATATTCATGATCAAAGATCTGTTAATTATAGTGATAGTCTGTCAGGACATCTTAATGTTAAAGTTGATGAATTGACTTCTACTTATTATAATGGTAAACCTCTTGTAAATAAGAATGGTGAGATGATATTATTTCCTTCTAATATTCCTCATTGGACTGATATGTATAAAGGTGATGATGAAAGAATAACTATAGCATTTGATATTAAGAGTAGTGAGTTTTTTAAATGTGATGTTGCTAAAGGAGCACAGTCTCATTGGGTTAAATTATGAAAGCACCTTTATTTGAATTTTCTTCTTATCAGTACGAAGTAGATGACTGGGAGTTTAAGAAGAAAGGACTACTCAATCGAATAAACAAGTCTGATTTTAAGAGAACTGCCCTTCAGACTTTTGAGACTGATAGACAGACAGCTGGTAAATCTTATGTTCATTATTTTACAGAGTTCTTAAGAGATATTCTTTTTGAATTTTGTGAAGAAGCACAGGTTACTTGTGGTATGACTGATGCATGGTGTGTTAGATATCAGAAAGGAGATCAGCAGACCATTCATAATCATAAAAGTTGGGGATTTTCTGGAATTTTATATGTAGAGTTTGATCCAAAGGTCCATAGTCCAACTTGTTTTATGGCTCCATGGAATGATCCAAGGAGTGATACCACATCTCTTGCATATCCACAAAATGTAAAGGAGGGAACAGTGTTTATTGCTCCTTCATTTACTCACCATTTTGTGCATCCAAATAGATCAAGAAAACCGAGAACAGTTATATCATTTGATTTATTGCCACAACTTCCTGATCATCAATCGATAAATAAAGAATGATAAATAACTAGAAATAGACTTGTATAGATGACTAGAGCAAGAGATTTATCAAAACTAGCGAACGCTAATGTCTTAAGTGTTGACTCTAGTAATAATATAGGTATTGGAAGCACTACTCCTAATGCTAAATTAGATGTAGCTGGTATTGGAACATTCACGCGCCTGAATGTATCTGGTATTGTAACTTCTACGGGTGGTTATAATATTGGTATTCAATCTGGTGGAACCACTGTAGTATCTACCACTAAAGTTATAAATTTTGTGGGGACAGGTAATAGTGTTATAGATAAAGGCACTGGTCAGGTTGATATTCAAATTAGTGGAAGCAGTGGTGGTGGTTCTATTGGAACTACTGGCATCACAACTCAAACTATTTTTTCTAATCCCAATACTATTGATACTGATCAGATGTTAACTGTGACAAATCATAATTATGGAGTATTTGGTCCTGTTACTATTGGTGCTGCAGTTACTGTTGGTGCTGGTAATACCTTTGTTATTGTATAGGAGGTTAAGGAATGTCTAATCTAAGAGTTAATACTATAGTCAATAAAGCAGATAGTGGAGCAGTTGAGCTTAGTCAAGGAGCTACTATTCCAGCAGGACAGACTATAGAGGGTGATTTGGAAATTAATTCCAGTGGTATTATTACTTCAACTTCTTTACAAGTAAATGGTGGAATGAATCTTAGTGGAGTAGCTACTGCTACTACTTTTTATGGTGCTGGTGTAAATCTGACTAATGTTTCTGGTACAGCCAATGGCAAAGGAATTGCCTTTGCAGTACTTATTTAATTGCTTAAAAAGATATGGCTACCCCTCAATCTAAACTTTTAGTTAATTCAATAGAAGCTTTTGACCCTGCAGGTCCAGTTACTGTTTCATATGGAGCCTCTGTTCCTGCTACAGGCACTCTTAGTATTAATGGTAATGCTGATTTTTCTAGTGGTATAATTACTACTCATACTCATGCTGGAACTGATGTCAATGTGACTGGTGTTTTAACTGCATCTGCTTATGTGGGGAGTGCTGCTAATTTTACTAGTTTACCCATAATAGATGATGGAAAAGCAATTGCGTTTACTCTATTAGGATAAAATTATGTCTAAAATTAAAGTTAATGTTCTAACTAATAGAAACGAAGATGGTGCTGTGGAGTTTACCAAGGGAATGACCATTGGTTCTAGTGGCGTCTTAAATATTACTGGTGGATATAATGTTACAGGAGTAACTACTGTTGTATCATATACTGCTACTCAATTTAATGTGAGTGGTGTTGTAAGTGCTACTACTTTTTATGGAGATGGTTCTAATTTAACGAATTTGCCTTCTTGTAGTGTAGGGAAAGTAATAGCATATAAAAGAATTGTAGGATATGATGAGTATCGTGCTTGATATAAATAAAAACAAACCAAACCTTTTTAGATAATAATCATGGCAGCTCCCAATATTGTAGGTGTAACAACGATGGTAGGTGTCACTACCATGGTGACTTTAGGAGATTTACAACCTACTGTTATTGTATCAAATGCAGCATCTAGCAATTATGCTTATAAAATTAATTCATTGATTGTAGCCAATATTGATGGATCAAGTTCAGCAGATGTTACAATAAAAATCCACGATACAGCAAGTCCAGCAGCAGGAATTTCCTCCTTCCCCATAGCATCTACAGTAGCAGTTGCTGCTGATTCTACTTTGGTGGCATTAGATAGAGCATCTTCTATCTATCTGGAAGAAAATAGATCTATTACTGCAGAAGCTTCTGCAGCAAATGATTTAACTATCACATGCTCATATGAGTCTATCATTGACTAATAATCGAGGTTCCAAATGGCAGGATTTAGTGGCTTAAACAGGAATAATGCGTTAAGCAGAATTACTAACAATTATAGCGCAACAACTGGTATGCCTACAGGCATGCAAAATTCTGATGCAACTTTTCCCGCGCCAGGTTCAAGAACAGGTTATGTATATACGTCTAGTCAACCTAATGTTTATGGTACAATAGTAGACACTAAGGCGTGGAATCAACGTAGCAGAGTTCTCAAAACTACTGAATCAGGACTTCTTTTTGATGTTATTGTAGTAGGTGGTGGTGGAGCTGGTGGAAGAGCAAGTAGTTTTGGCGCTGGTGGTGGTGGAGGTGGAGGTGGAATGAGAATTCTTCCACAAATTCCACTGGATACTTCATCTAATGTAAACATCACTATTGGGGGCGGCGGATCAGGTGGACCAAATGATGCTAGCCCACCTCATGCCACTAATGGGGATGATAGTAGTATTGGAAGTCTTGTAGTAGGAACAGGTGGAGGAGGTGTACGTAATATACCTCCTGGACCACCATGGGCAAGACAGGGCGCACCTGGTGGATCAGGTGCTGGTACAATGGGCGCTGGTGGTCCAGGAAATTACTTTATAGCAGGTGAGGCTGTAGTTTCTCCTGATGGCATAAGTCCTACTACTCAAGGTAATAATGGTGGTAGGGGATTTGGGTCAGGTGGTGGACAAAATAATAATAGAGGTGGAGGCGGCGGTGGCGGCGCTGGTAGCGCTGGAAGTGATGCGGGACCTCCTGGTACTGGAGCTGGTGGAGCTGGTGGAGATGGAAAAAATTCAGTTCCAGTTGACCCTGCTATGACTGTTCCTTCTAATTATGGCGCTGCTGGTGGAGAGCCTGGTAGATATTTTGCTGGTGGTGGTGGCACTGGCGGACCTCAAGGGTCTGGTCCTGCTGGCCATGGTGCTGGAGCTCAGAATACTAATGGATCTACTAACATGGGTGGAGGTGGAGGTGGCAGACAGTGGGGAAATAATAACAATGGTGGTAATGGGGGATCTGGAATTGTAATTGTTTACTTGCCTAGCTAATTACCTCCTTTTATTACATTTAAGTAGGAATCTTCTTTTCCATATTCTCCTGTAGGGATGAAGTTCATCGCTATGGAAAATCTATTTTCTGTTCCTTTATTCTTTTTTATTCTGTGATAAACTGAGCTTGGAAATAATATTATTTCATTGGGACTGGGGTTAACGATCCATTCAATTGAGTTGTAAATATTATATTCTTTGGGAATAATTGAGTAAGATGATCTATTAATCTCTTCAAAACTAATAGGAGAAATATAATCAGATGGGAGATATAAAACACCACTAAACATGCTATTTTGGTGATTATGGAGATATGTGGTAACATTGGGTTGGATGCAAGTTGCCCATGATGTTGTTATTTCGAATTCATTTTCATAATGGTAAATAGAATCAATGTAAGCGTGTAAAATTGTTAAGATGTGCTGTTTAATTTGAGGAAAATCATTTAATATTTTTTTGCTCTCAGATATATAATTTCCACATTCTGGATCATCTTCATCGCAGGATAGGTATGGATATTTTTTAATAGCGTTGAGGGGAGAGAGATCTATTTCATTGATGATTCTTCTTCCAACATTACATGCAAAAATGGATTCAACGTGAAAATTCATAGGTATTCTACCCATCCAGTAAGAATGTATTTGTCTCCACTCAATGGTTGATTTCCTCTGTGTGTATGTGTAAAAGAACCTGGAAAGAGGATGAATTTACCTTCTTCTGGTTTTATTCTTGTAGGATAATATAGAAATTCCGTTTCTCCTCCTTCATCTACATCATTGAGGTATAAGATGAATGTTAATAATCTATCGATGCAGCCTCTATTTGACGTTTCATTGTGCCAGATATGATAACCCTCTCCTGGAGATGTTTTTTGAAGTTTGAGGGTATAAATTCCATGCTGTTGATGAGTTTTGAGGATTGAAAATACTTCCAAATAACCTGGATAGTGATTATTCCAAAATTTATTCATGAACCAAGTAGAAACAGTACTATGCTCAATAACTTTCATAGTGTCTATTCCAGCATAAGTAACATTTATATCGTTTACTTCATGTCTAGAATGTCCTTCTGAAATGTCACGACGAGTAGCTATTCCTCTGTCCAGACAGTTTTCAAAAAAATTAATAGTTTCTGCGCATTCTTCCTTGGAGAAAAAGTTCTCAGTTATAGAGATAAAATTATTTGTCATTTTAGACCTAGCGTAGTATAATTATACTCAGGATATCCAATCTGTCAATGAAAGAATCTCTATTTACAGTCCCTAATTTTAGGTATGAATTAAAGGATTGGGAATTTAAAAAGAAGTCTTTGCTTAGAAGGTTAAAACCTGAATTATTTGAAAGAGATGATAGAGATTTTTATTTCTCTGATAGGGGTCCTAATAAAAATTCTTACATTCATTATTTAAACGATTTACTGGCACATGAATTAGATATTTTTCAAAAAGAATCTAATTGCCCATGCATTATAACTGATGCATGGACGGTGAAGTATAATAAGGGAGATCATCAAACTGTACATCATCATAGATCTTGGGGATTCAGTGCAATTTTGTATGTGGAATTTGATTCCAAATATCATGAACCTACTTATTTTCTATGTCCCTGGAGTATCCCTGAGGAGGATCTTACTTTTATAGGTACTCCTGAAGTAAATGAAGGAACTTTATTTATTTTTCCTAGTTGTATTCATCATTTTGCAACTCCTAATAAAAGCAATAAGCAGAGAATTATATTGTCTTTTGATCTTTTACCTCAATCTCACTATAAATAACTAAAAATAATTATTAAGTAATAATGGCTCATTTTGCAAAACTAGATTCTAATAATAGTGTAATTGGGGTCCTTGTTGTGGGTAATAGTAATACTGGAGGTGGAGAATTAGCCACTGAAAATGTAGGTATTGCTTTCCTTCAGAATATGTGTGGGGATGATACTAACTGGAAGCAAACCTCTTACAATAGGAATTTTAGAGGTAATTATGCTGGTATTGGTTATACTTACATGACTGGTGTAAGGACTTTAGGTGTAGCTTCAACTGATGTTTTTATTGATCCACAACCTGCTCCTTCATGGAGTGTGGGAATTCAGACCGCAAAGTGGTATCCCCCTGATAATCCTGGGGAAGCTCCTGCATTAACACAATCAGAAGCAGATGCAGGGAAGTATTATGAATGGGATGAAAGTAGATATACTGCAGATCCTTCAACTGCTTGGGTGCTCAAGTGATAAATAACTAGAAAGATTTCGCTATAATGGCTATTAGCAACGCGTCGAGGTTATCTGATTTTGGCTCTGGTATAGGTACTCAAGGTGCTGTTATCCAGGTAGATAATGATAATAAAAGATTGGGGGTGGGTACTGATACTCCTCTTGCAATGCTGCAGGTTGGAAGTGGAGTGTCTGTTTATGGGGATAGTGGTATT